CTGTGTGCCTAACCTTACGAGCCTCTACCTCACCACAGTCAAGACAGGTATCATAACCTAGCTTAAACCTACCGATGGGTATATTAGTATCACATAATTTACATCTATTCATAACTTTACTCCTCTATAAAGTATATAGTATCACTCCTATGTATGCTATACACAGGGATATTACTAACCCACTAGTCCATACTATTACGAACGCTATCTCACCATGCTGAATGAGTCTAACTAAAGCGTAACTTAAACCTAATAAACATATAACTGCTAAGGTCATGTATATAATCATAATTAAATCAACCATAATGTTTCTCCTAGAGATTGCCCTAGTTCAGCACTAGGGCAACCCATATTGTTTGGTTAGTTGATTGCTATAGCTGGTCTATTTTCTTTCAAAGTAGCCAATTTATCAGCAATAGATTTGCGTCTAGTAGCTTGGCTATCAACACCACCTTTAGGCAATAAGCCAAAGTATACACCTCTTGCTCCAATGAGAACTTTAGGCTCAGTACCTATCTGCCCTTTAGGAGACCAGAACTGAAATGGAATACCATCTTCAGTAGACAGCTTACATAAATCCTCATGTAGCTTTACATCATCAGTACCCATAGCATATTTATGTGGCTCATCTTCGCTACAACCTTTTATATAGTAGCTTTTAGCTCCGTAATTACGGAACGCTTTACTACCCTCATTATGGTTCATAACATCAATAGTCACCCATATAGTTTTCTTATCCATCTTTATTACTCCTACCCAATCTGGGTAAATTATGGTTAAACAAGCCTAAAGGGGCTAACCCTTCGAGCTTGGGAAAACCTTGCCTGAGAAAATTTTTTCTGTCAATTCTTGCAGAGTAGTAACTTTACTATCTCGAAGTATCTGGTTTATGGGCAGTAGACTGCGACTAAAAGCGAGGTGGATACTATAAGTTAGATAGTAATACCTGTTATAAAACAATAAGATAGCTTTAACTATCTAGATTATATAGTGTTCTTAAAGTAATACGCTGTTACCCCAAACTATAAGTATCTTATAGAAATCTTTTAATGAAAGGGTATATGTATTTTTTATAGATAATCTAGATAGTTTAGATAGTAAAACCTTACATGAATGGCTGTAAGCCTTACGTTTCAACAAGTTTATAGGTGGGTGATGTAAGGTTTGACTATCTAAAACCCTAAAGATTGCGTAAAGTTTAACCTAGATAGTGTAGATAGTGTCACCTTTAAGCAAAACCTTACACTTTATCTTTAAGAATGTGCTTAGTGCGGGCTTAAAGGTGAGCTATAACCCCCCGAGCCATGGCCTATATATAATAATTAAATAAAAAATAAATAAAAAGAATGGATAGTTTATAGACATATCCAGGTCTGTTGGTTAATTGATTAGTTGTTTTTTGTATATCACTAATGGTTGTACTGCTTTTAACCATTCTCGATATTCTCCTAGATATATCCATGCTTCTTGTAAGTCATAGTTTACATCTTGATAATATATGTATAACATTTGCTTTTCTCCTGCCCCCTCCCTTTCGGGAGGAGGACTTGGTTGTTCTAGATGTCTTGTCTAGTTGAGCTTTGTGCTCTATTTGGGTCTTCTCTCTTAATCTGCACTCTACCTTTTATGGCTTTGTGGTAGCATAAGACAGCTTTTCCTTTTTGTTTCAAGGTTTCTATCCAGAAAGAGTAAGTATCTAATTGTGCTTTTCCTTCTTTTACAAGTTTCAAAGCTTTTTTCAACCCTATCTCGACATTACCTTTTTCGTTTGAATATACTTCCATTCCTGGTTGAAGGTCGGTATATATTCTCACTACTTTACCTAGTTTTTTAGAGTCGCCAATATTAATATTAACTTCTCCATTGTACAATTTAGACATAATGTCCTCCTTGTGTTGATTTTACTCAACGAGCTCATGTCGTTGAGCTTGTTTACACCTTGCCTGAAATATTTTTTTCTGTCAATTCTAAGCTGACATATGTGTATAGTAATAAGTATTATATAGCCATAACTTTATATATAGCATATATAGGTAGGGGGGGGCAGTCGGACTACGAAGTATAGCCACCCCCCCATATAGGTAAACCTCTTATAACAAGACCCAAAAATACAACGTGTAAAGTTTTGGACTTTTGGTTGACAAATCTTTGATTTTACTTAATGATTCGATTATGGACACGTTTCCACTAAAACATACAAAATGGTCTGACCGCCTAGCTTTTGACATTGCTTTAATGTTAGAAGGTAGTGGTGAGTCTATGGATGAAGTACGCACACGCCATAGTATTTCGGCAAGCGAGATTATTGATTTCAATAAAGATAAAGTATTTTTAAAAAAAGTAGAGTCTTACCGTAATGAAATAAAAGAAAAAGGTATGACCTTTAAGTTAAAAGCAAGAGCACAAGCGGAAGAACTTCTGATAACAAGCTGGGCTTTGATACATAGTCCAGAAACATCTTCAGCTGTTAAGGCGGATTTAATAAAGTCTACTGTTAAATGGGGTGGGCTAGAATCAAAAAACAATACCATGGAGGAAAGTAATGGCGGAGTTAAAATTACAATTAATCTCGGGGGGCAAGAGCACACCACAAAAGTCGTCCATAGTGAAGAAAGCACAAACCAACCTGAGTTTATCGAAGCTGACCAGTCCGTTTGATACTGTATACAAAGGAAAACTAGCGAAAAAAATGTATGCGTTAAGTGACTATAATAGATTTACAGCAGAATTAATGAAGTTATCATTGTCTTATACTACAAAAATAATAAGGCATAAGAAAAAACCTACAGAATATTATGTTATTCTGTTAGAAAATTGCGAGGCTTAAATGGACATAGACTATACACCGACCGAAATATGTAAAAATTTTATGGTATCTGATAGTAAGATGCGTGTACTAATGGGACCTGTAGGTTCTGGCAAGTCAGTTGCAAGTTGTTTTGAGGTAGTTAGACGAGCTTCTATGCAGAAACCAAATAAACAAGGAATAAGAAAATCCAGGGTAGCTATCGTTCGTGAGACTGCTAGACAGTTACAGGATACAACAATAAAAACATTTCACGATTGGTTTCCACCAGGCGTATGTGGAGAATATATGAGAACTACTAAAACTTATTTTCTAAAGGTAGGCGATGTAGAGTGCGAGATTATGTTCAGAGCATTAGATGATTCAGATGACGTAGCAAACTTAAACTCGCTAGAGTTAACATTTGCTTGGTTTAATGAGTGTCGGGATATTAATCCAGATATTGTAGACGCTATGTCAAAACGTATTGGTCGTTTCCCATCAGCTAAAGATGGGGGACCTTCTTGGTTCGGGATGTGGGGGGACACCAACCCACCCACAATGGATACGTGGTGGTATTATCAAATGGAACATCTTGACCCCTCGGATGGAGTTTCATTTAATGATAATGGGTGGGACGTATTCAAACAGCCATCAGGTAGAAGTCAAAATGCAGAAAATATAGAGAACTTACCTGAAGGTTATTACGACACACAAGGTAGGTCGGATGAATATATTCGTGTTTACATTGATGGGGAGTATGGATTAAGTACAGCAGGGCAACCTGTGTATAAGTATTTTAGACCTGACTACCATATGGCAGACCAAACTTTACAACCAGTTGTAAACGGTGTAAGGCCAATTATTGTTGGTATGGATTTAGGATTGACACCCGCAGCCGTTATAGGACAACAAGACCCACGGGGTAGAGTTCTTATACTAGACGAAGCTGTAAGTTTTGATATGGGCATACAACGATTTATTAGAACAGTTTTAAAACCATTGTTAACTGAACGTTTTTCAGCAGCTCCTATATTAATTATATCTGACCCTGCAGGTATACAGAGGGCACAAACAGATGAGCGTTCTGCTGTAGACATAATAAAAGCTGAAGGTTTTAGAGTTATGCCAGCAAGAACAAATAATGTATCGGCTAGGCTTTCAGCGGTAGATGATTTTCTTATGCGTCAAGTAGATGGCGACTCCGCATTCTTAGTAGACCCTAGATGTACAAGATTAAAAGCTGCAATGATGGGGGGATATAGGTTTCATAAGAAGAACGGAACTATAGAAAAGAATAAACATTCGCATGTAGCAGAGGGTTTACAGTATCTAATGTTACATATAAACAATACATCAGATGGATTTGTTAATAAAAAAAGAGATATAAAACCTGTTGCGGCAGGCGGATGGACTTGATATGCTGAACATAGATATTCATATTTGCTACCATAATTATGATTTCCCCGTTCATAATTATACTTTCTCATCTATACCCTGCTTATATTTACTCCTAAGCAGGGTCCTCTTTCTATTGGACAATGATGTAATAAAGTATATACTCAAAATAAATCGGAGGTAAATTATGCC